ATATTTTTCTTTCCTGATGGTGGATTAATTATATACTGCCCTGCAGGATATTTATCTACTCCATTTCCATCATTAAATGCAAACTCATTAAGCGCAGGTTCTCCTGCTGTTCCGCCTCTGTTAGGAGCAACAAAGACAGTATTCTCGAAAGCGGTTATGTTACAATCTACGGAGCTCAGACTAATAGGAGTTGAAGGCAATACAGCAGGACAATTAATTTCTAAATTCCAAGCTGTAGTGCAAAACCCAACCATATCTACCAATACTGAATTAGCGTTATTGTTTGGTCTTGGTATAACCATAGTGCAATACCCCGGTAGATTTGTAGTTAATTGTACGTCAGCTGAAGTTCCTGTAACCGTAGCTGTTGTGCCAAGAAGGTCAAATGAACTTGTTACCGAGTTATACTCATACAGATTTAATCCGCTATATCCTCCACCATCTAAAGTAACACCAACTCCGGGGTTACAATCACTAGTAGATATACCTAACACCACATAATTTCCTGAATTAGGAGATGCTAAATATCCGTATACAGGACTAGTGACTTCATTGTAAGTAACATTATCAAATATAGCTCTTAATCCATCAGGCGCCCCTATAGGGTCAAAGTAAACTATCATTGCCCCTAAATCGCTTCCCGTGTCAAAGCTTAGTTTATATACTCCGGTGTTACCGGTAGCTGCAATAGTGTCACTACAAGCTGCGCCACAACTAGGGCATGGCTGAGGAGCTAACAACGCACAATTAAACTGTTGCCTAGCCGTTGTTCCGTCAGAGTAAAATCCATCTGCGGCACAAACAGTTAAATCTACATCATCAAATACAGCTGTTGCTGTAGCCAATGTTGGTGCATCTATATAATAATTTCCTAAACTTGCTGCCATAATTTTTTAAATTTTAAAATCAACATTCACAGGATTGAAATTGTACATTAAACTGTTGAGGTATAGTGTACGACCCCATACATACAGCCTGTACTCCTGTTGGGCTTATTGTTATTGTTTGAACTACACCGTTGCAATCTGTATAAAAGAATGTTCTTGTTTCTGTTCCACTTGGGTTTTCAATAAAGTAAGTAGCACAAGCTTGGTCACAACTTGTTATATTTACATTAGCTGTTTTTGTTGCTGTAATAGCATTAGTAGAGGTGGCTATAACTTTCCACACACAATTGTCTGATGCTATATTTATAAAGTTACCCACAACGGTTAACCCATCACTATCAATAAATTTATTTGGTACGGTATTAGTGCTATTAGGCACTTGACATCGTGATATCTCTAAAGTTAAATTACAACCACAAGTAAATTCCGCATTAATATTATTTAAACTTCCTAATTGAGTAGCACAAATAGTGTCGGGACCTGCGCCTCCTGCTATTGTTCCTGTTTCTGTACGCCCACCACAACTTAGATAATCGTAACTACCTCCTGATAAACCTGTGCTTAGATCGTATTGGCTACACACTTCACTACAATCTGTTATTTCAGGGAAAATACTACTAACTACAGCATTGGAATTATTTTGTGTTTCAACGCCCACTTCATATGTACAAGCCGGATTTGATGTAATACTAATAAATGTCCCTTGAGTAACTGCTGAAGTCGGAGGAATAATAACCTGAGTTGGTATTGAAGCGTCTACGTCTGCTTGTGCATCATAACATAAATTCGCAAATCTATTTGCTTCCGGTACAGGGTCTCCACTACAATCACAACACGCTTCTTCAATACTTACATTCGAATAACACAACTCTACTAATGTAGGTTTTCTATAGTCCCATATTAAATAAAGTTTGTCATCTGAAGTATTAGGCATTGCGAAATTAGCTTCATAAACATTACCTCCTCCTGTAATAGGAGTAGCTAAAGTAGAAGCAGTAAGTAATGCCTGAACAGATGCGGGGGTATTAACATAACTTGTGTTTGTTCTAAGGAATCTAAATTGATTTGAAGCAATATCAAAATCAAAATCATCTCCTTGAGCAATAATTTTATTACTTATTAATCTGACTGTTGCTCCATTTGCGGGAACTAAGTTTCCACCTTGAGGGGCAGATGATTGTATAAATTGAGAAACAATTAATCCTGAACCATTTTGAAATGTCACTTGTTCTGATTGAAGTGCACTCACAAATGAACCGTCTGTCCATCTATATTCATCATGAATTAATTGTCCCGCTTCATTGTCTGATGTAACAGCTATTTGGTAAATAGTAATTGTTGGAGCATCAGGACACTTAACCGTTACTTCTATATTTACATTTTGAGTGTCACATCCTCCTGAACATGCGTTAAAAGATAAAAACAATTCTTCCTCCGAAACAACATCTTTATCAAAAGTAAATGTAGTAATTCCATCTGCAGTTATGGTTTGATTAAATTCTGTAATACCATTATATACTGCGACTACAGGTACACCGGATGCTACGTTTACGTTTGTAATAGTAAATGTTACTTCTACAGGTCCAACAGTTGCGCCAAGTTCGTATACAAAATCATAATCTTGTTGACCGTTCCAATTAAACAAACGAGTAATTCCACAGCTTATTTCAAGAGCAGGAGTCGGTATTTCAAGAGCAGAATTATTTAATACATATTCATTCATATAAGGGTCATAACCTCCAAACTTAAATGTACCAAAGCTATTGATAAAATAATCTCTAAAATAAGACCTCATTCCTGCTTCAGATATTATTGATAGTTGTTCTGACTGAGCTGAACTTCCTTTTAATTGAAGAACTACGCCACGTTTTGCGTCTGTAAAAAATTTATCTGCTCCCCAAACAGCATAGCTTTCAGGGTTATTACTGTTTCCATAATCTTCTATTCTAGCAATCTGTGTTCCTAATACTTCAGGAACCGAAGTAATTGCACCTCCACCTGTCGAATCCGACAGTAAATTTTTTCCTTGTAATACATAAGAAATTTTATCTTCTTGTAAAACTAATATATCAGTTTCTCTTCCATCTAAAACAGTAATTGGTCCATAACTATCTTCAAGTGGTTTAAAGTTTAATAAACCTAAATTAAATTCATTAAGCTTATTAACATTGCTTTCATCATTTATAACTCCACTATAAGTTATGTCTGCAAATCTATGTGCTTCTTTGTAATCCTGTGCACTTGTACTTGTAGTTCTATTTCCAAGCGTTAAAGGTTTACCAACAATAGAGTCTTGAATCTTAAAACTTTCAACTCCATTTCCAAAAGCAAAACAATTAAAAAACTCGGTATCCACAATACCCGGTAAAACAGCAGTTTGGTTTTGTACATTTCCTTGATGAGTTCCATCTGTTTGAACTGTGTATGTAGTAGGGCTTTCATACCATAAATCAGGTAATGCATCTTGTGGAGTTGATTCAAAAATAATAACAGAATTAGTTCTTACAATTGTGATTTCCACATCCATAGTCGACCTTCTGTTTCTATTACTTCCACATCCTTTTGTTCCGGTCATTGCTAGTCTTTGCTGTCCCCCAAATATTTCAGGTTGAGTTCCTGCAGGGTCGTAATCTAAAAATCTAATAAAGTTGACGCCTAAGCTACAATTAATTTGACCGACCAAAGCAGTCTGACCAAATATTGGTACACCTTGAAAAGTTCCAACAGAAGAATCATAATCCCAAGTGGAAGGACTATCAGAAGTATCTGTTCTACATACTGCTTGACTTGTAAGTCCAAAAATATTATCACCATCCCAAAATGCTTTTACTGAAGAATAATTTTGTGAAGCTGTAGCTGTGGTTTCCCATATACACTCTCTCAATTCACACGCATTTCCCGCACCACCTCTTCTTTTGTTAAAAAAGTCAATTTTTATTGTAGACCCTTCCGGTATCTCAAGAGGTATAAAAGGTAGGTTAGTACCTGTTGCGGGTGATGTGGGGTCATAATCAGGATTAGGCACAGAACAAACATTCATAAATACTCTAGGACAATTTCCGTCATTTCCTCTACCGCTTTGGTCATCACTTACCACAGGGTTTTCACCAAGTTCTGTAGATATTTGATTAGTTTTAATACGCATATAAGTTCCTGCAGGTACAGTCACTTCATTATTAGCTGCATCTACGGGAGGTGGAGTTATAAAGTCTTCAGCTTTAGCGTCTTTATCTAAAACTGTAACCTCGGTACACCTTGCTTTAGGACCGTTTGTGTCTGCCTTAACAATAAGCTTGTCGCCTACTTCTATTTTTTGAGAATTTTCTCCTTCAAGTAAAAACCACGTAGAACCTAGTGTGTTGTCTCTAAAATATAAATTTGTATAAATTATATCATAATCTTCTTTGTCAGCCTTAATGCAAAACTTATAATATTTAGAAAACGCAGGTGCTATTTGCTGAACAGGTATTTCTACTCTAATTCTGTTTTGAGTTACCGAACTACCGCAATCAACGTACTGAGTATTATTAGGACTCACTAAAGCTGTAGTAGCCCTCATGTATTCATCTAAATAAATAATTCCTACTTCATATCCTCTGTTGCTTTTTAAACTTTTTGCATTAGCTACCTTAGTATATTCTGCTTCGGCTAAAGTTATGTTTAAATATTCATAAGCTACATTAGCAGGATTGGTTGTATCTGTATACTGTAAAGCGTTAATCTGTATTAGTAATGTTTCCGGAGAACCGGGAGAACCTGATACTAAAAAAAACGGTTCGTTAATGCCTGTTATACCACTCCCACTTTTTTCATAAGTAGTGTCAAGAGTTAATTGAGCCGCACAGTTAAATTCATCAGTTAATGAAGGACCGTCACATGCGTCTAAAAAAACCGGCTCTAATAACTGAACTGCATCTAAGAAAGCTTGGTCAGCAAGTAAGTTTGTTAAACCTGCGTAATCTTGCGTTAGTATATAATTAAATGTTAGTTGTACATTACCATTTGTTGCTGTTAATTGTTGCCCACTTGTATCCCATGAGTCGTGAACTATATCAAACTCTATTGCAATAGAAGCCCCTGCAACTAAATCTACAGTTGATAAATCTACTTCTAGAACGGTATCCGGAATATTAACAACAGCTCCACCCGCAATGGTGTACCCTCCTGCTGAAGTGCTTACATTTAAGTTTTGAAAATCTATAGCCTCGTTGATTTGTGAGGTTGTATATTCTAGTTTTATCGGCTGACCAAAGTCAGAAAATAAATCATAACCCTCATAATAATTTCCGTACATTAGTCTATTGCCCATTAATGTTTGAGCTTTAGCTAATAATGGAACATTATCATAGGTTCTAAAAATTTCTGTATCACTTAGTACAGTAAATATTTTACTATTACTAAAAGTGTATACTTCAGTAGTGTTGTTCGCTAGTCCTAAATCAGCTTTATTTAATTTTTCAATAACTTTTATTGTGCCGGTATTCATGTCTTTAAAAAGTAAATCAATACCTACTACTAACTCTCCACCGGTCATATAAGAAATTTCAGAAATATTGGTAGTGTTTAACATACCTGAATTTAAAAAACTACTTGAATCAAAACTAAAGGGACCCGGAATAAAAGATGGACCTGAAAATGGTGAAGTAGCTGAATACTCATTATCTGCGTATTTGTATCTATAACCAAAACAAATAAACCTATCTTCTAAAAAATTATTTACTCCTCCGGAAAGAGGTTCAATAATCGGAGAAGTGTATGGTGGTCTTTTAATAACCAAAATAGATTCTGCAGAAAATTGGTCTATAAACGCAGGATTTGGATTAATGTAATTTCTATTTACATTTATAAATCTAGGAGGATTAAAGTTGTCCGTAAAGAAAAGTAAGTCATTTACAAAATCAACCCCTAATACTAATTCTTGAGGGTCAAAATTTAAAGTAGTGTTTACTCCACCTCCGTCATCTATACTTACTATATGATAAGTTAGTGTTTGTGAAATAGTTTCAAAAGAAACTATCATGTCACATTTTCCTGTTGCTCCTTGTGTAAACGCAGGGTCGTGAACAAACCAATACATAGTTTCTTGCTCACCTAATTCATACGCACCAATACAGGTAGCTTCATTAGACAATACTGTTCCCTGATACTCAAGGGTGGTAAGCCTTTCATTTCCTTTTGAGTTTTCTACAGCTCCTATTTCCGTTGTTTCCGTAGAACCCAAACGAACATTAACAGCATCAATATACTGACCATTAGGCAAAAGTCTCTCATCAAGACCTTTATTCATTCTACCTGCTACAAAATTTCTGCTTGTATTTGCCATACTACTTTATCCATTTATCTCTTCCCCTTAAGTTCATTAATAATCTTCCGGGGTGAATATTGCTTATTCTAATTTTTGCATTTCTTAATAAAGCGGATTTCTTTTTCCTTACTCTATTTACTATGTACTCTTGTGTACCTAATTTTGAACTTAGAATAGCATATTCGATATATGCATAAATATAATCTTCAAATAATTTATTGACACTTACTTCTGCGTCATTGCCATTTTCCATTCCATCAGATACATATTCTAGAATACACTTTTCATTAGCCATACCTGAGCTGAAGTTTAGTACTCCTCCTTTTCGGTTTATTGAAAAAGTGGGATTAGAATTTGCAGTCTCTGTATTAAGACCAAACCTTGCTCCAATACCATAATCAAAATACCAATACCCATCACAACACCATCCTTCTTGACCATCGAATATACTGTTTTTATTTAAGTAAATACTCTTAAGCCCTGAAGTAATTCTTTCAAAATCTAAATCTGAGTATTCCGGTTTGAGCACATTACCATCTTGGTCAAATAAAATCCTACAATTATTGTCTTGCAAATAAGCTCCACTCCAATTGGTTTGAATATTTTCTGTTAAAGGATATAATGTTCCATTTTTAAAAACAGATATTCTAACCCAATTAACATAATCATTAGGCAAGATAAATCTTAAATTATTACATACATCTAGTTCTAATATTTTAATTTCTTTAAACGCATCGTAATTTAATTCTTGCACTCCTCTTTTTGCGTGAAACAATATCTTATATCTTTCTTCGTTGTTAACCAAAGAATGATTGCCTGAGTACATTAATTGAAAATTAGTTACTATATCTTTTAAGCTTACATATTGATATGAACCCCAATTAGCATCTTCAGGTGTGTTACCTCCGTTCTCGTAATATTGATATGGTGTTATATACATAAACTATTATTTTTCTTGATTATCTTCATATTGCTCTAGTCCTTGACCAAACTGTACAGCTTGTAATTCTCTTATAGACATTCCTGCAAATTGTAATATTTTTAAAACTAAACTAGGCTCATCATCTAATGGTAATTCAAAATCTTGATATGATGGATTAGATTGATTAAACACAGGCTCTCCTCCCGATAAAGTAGTATATGTCCATTGTGGGTCTTGTGGATATCTAATATACTGACACCATATACTATCTTGTTGTAATGTTGCAGGACCATATGCTGTTAAAAACTCTCCCTCACTTGTATACGCAGGATACATTTCATTAGGTGAAGTAAGTAAAGAAGAATTAAGTAATGTTATTTTTTTATGACTAACTCTTTCGCATTCTACAAAATCAGTAGAGGCTACTCCTGCAGGTATTCCTTGCGATGGAGAAAACAAAACTTTATTAACTAAATAATAATCTGAGTTAGTAGTTGCGACAGAAGGCATGTTATAAAGGGATGTTGCTACATATGTTAAAGAGGTAAAAACAGAAAACAAATCTATTACTTCCTCATATCCTTTTGTTATATCTGCATATCCTGTGCCCGATAATCTTTTATTCTCTTTGTTTATTTGATAGTTATACTGATAAAAATAATCTTCAAAAATATCTAACTGTGCTTGTTTAGCATATAGGTTAAAATCTTGAGGTGAAATATATCCATAATTATTTTTATTAAGAATAGCTAAAACTGTATTTCGTACTGAATTAATCATTAATAACTTATTTTATACAAAGATAAACAAAAAAAAAAGAGGGTTGAAAAATCAACCCCCTCTTACAATTAAATGTGTGCCTGAACTAACTCAATTGTTTTTCTAAATATTCTAACTTCTCTACTCCTTCATCAGATTTAAAATAAGAAGCTATGACATGCATAGGGTCTTCACCGAATGGAATAGTTAAAAGTCTTTTTTTGTTTGATGGTAAATTAAAGTACACATCTTTGTTTTTATTTCTATAAGCTAACATTCTTTCATCAAAGAACCTTTGAATTGTAGAATGTAATTTTAACGCAGGGTCGTCTAAAGCTTGTAAAAATTCTGCAGGATAGTTTCTTGAATAAACCAACATATCTCGTTTGAGCTCAGCGGTAGACATTTTCGTAACATCTCCTCTAAGAATAACTCTACCTAAAGATTCCATTTGGTCAACACTTAATTGCTTTGCTGCAATTAATGCATCTACTTCCACATTCAGAGCTTCTACTTCTTTAGCCGCATCTTTAGCTGTATCTACCTCTTCAAATTTT